CCGCAAACAGCTAGCGGATTTTGTTGATACTGACATAGGATTACGTTATATCGATCTTAAGTCAGACCCAGAAATACGGGTTATTTGTGATTTAGCACAGCGTACTGTTCGAGACGTCGTTAAGAATCTTGACGTTGAAGAGCAGCTGCGCAAGTTCGTCCCCAGACCGGGGCCGGGCGCCACAAATACCAACATAGAAAAACACATGAGATTTCGGCCCCATGTGCTGTACACACAACTAAATGAACATTTCCCATACGAGGAGTGGTTTTATTCACACCCCTGGGATTTGGTAACCGAAACCCACAAACATCCCTTTCGACTTCCTGTCGAGGAGATGCCTACTTCGCGGTTTAAGTTCGTCCCAAAGACGTTCTCAAAGCCTCGGGGTATATGTATAGAGCAACTGGAAACACAATATCTCCAACAAGCCGTTAAAAAAGGCTTGTACGAGACCATCGAAAACCACCCATTAACTTCTGGGAAAGTAAACTTTGAGTCTCAACAAATAAATGGAGATCTTGCACTTAAGTCATCAGTTACGAAAGAACTAGCCACAATCGATATGAGTGAGGCTAGTGATAGAGTATCGCGTGACTTAGTCGCGAGACTATTTCGAGATAATGTCGAGTTTAGAGATAAACTCATGTCATTATCCACTAGGATTATAGAGCTCCCTGACGAGATCAATTTCATCAAGGAATTTCCAACGGCAAAGTTTGCGCCAATGGGATCTGCTCTGTGTTTTCCGGTTATGGCACTTGTGCATTTTGCACTTGTACGCGCCATCTGTCAATTCACCGGACACCCTGAACATCTTGATTCCATCTACGTATACGGCGATGACATTTTGTGTCATGTCGACATCGTAGAGGAGGTATACAAATACCTTCCCAAATTCGGTATGAAGCTCAATAAACAAAAGAGCTATTATAAATCATACTTTAGGGAATCTTGTGGGGTCCACGCCTATTATGGCGATGATATAACGCCTGTATACTTCAAAAGTATACCTAACATTAACATGGA